AAAGGAGGAACTTTAGGAAATAACAATACTGATGCCGATACCGAAGCCTAATAATAACGAATCTGAAAAAGAATTTTTAGATAGATGTATGGTAGATCCTACTATGGTAGCAGAATATGATGATAAACAAAGGTATGCTATATGCGAATCTCAATTGGAGAGAAATATTAAAATAGTATCTGGATCTCCTTGTAGTGGGAAGAATACCTATGTAGAAAAAAATAAAAGAGCAGGAGATATAGTATGGGACTTTGATAAAATCCATACTGCCTTAACAGGAGAGGATAGTCATAATCATATAGAGGAAGTAAGAAAATATATTTTTTCTATGCGAAAAAAGTTTTATGAAGATTTAAAAACTGAAAAGGATTTAAGAGTATGGATAATAAATTCCTCTCCATTAAAAGAAGTTAGACAAAACTTAGCAAAAGAATTAAATGCTGATATAATATATATTAGTAGAAACAAGGAAGAATGTTTAGAAGTAGCAAAAAATGAAAGACCAGAAGAATGGAAAGCATATATAGAATCTTATTTTGAAAGATTTGAAAATATAGAGGAGGAGGAGAATATAAAAATAATAGAAGTAAATACTATGGAAAAAAATATAAATGAAAGACATATTAAAAAGATTGTTGAGGATGAAAACTCCATTACTATCGTTTACGCTAAAACTGAGGATTTCGAAGGTATCGAAATTGATAAAGAAGATAATGCCGAATCGGTGGAAAGTGAGCAAGAGGAGGAAGCTTTAAGAGGTCCAGATGATTTAGAAGAAGATCCAAAAGAGGATATCTTGGAGGAAATAGATGAAGAAGAAGAAGAAGAAATAGAAGAAGATCCAGCTTTAGAATACGCTAATAGAAGCACTCATAAGATTGATGTATGGGACAAAAAACATACTCAGGAAAAAAGATTTTTTGAAGTAGAAACTCGCATAGATAAAAAAGCTGGTAAAGATGTAGTAGTAGGACACGCTGCAGTCTTTAATTCACTATCAGAAGATTTAGGAGGATTTAGAGAGAAGATAATGCCTGGAGCTTTTGATGATGTTTTAGATAATGATGTCAGAGCTTACTTTAATCACGATCCTAATTTTTTATTAGGGAGAGTATCGGCTGGCACTTTAAGGTTAGGAGTAGATGAAAAAGGATTAAGATATGAGCTAGATATTCCAGATACAACTGCAGGGAGAGATTTAAAGGAGAATATGCGAATTGGCAATATTACCCAGTCTAGCTTTGCTTTTACTTTGGGTAGGAATGGCGACTCTTGGGAGCGCAATGAGGATGGAAACGATATTCGTATTATCCACAAAGTAGATCGGCTTTATGATGTTTCTCCTGTGAGTTTGCCTGCTTACCCTTCAGCTGATAATTTAGCTTTAGCAGTTAGAAGTAACTTTATAGATAAAGAAAATACAAGAAAAAAACAAGAGGAAGAATTTGAATTGAATACATTATTAAACTTAAAAATTAATTTACTAAAAAGAAAAAAATGAAAAAATCATTAGAATTAAAAGAATCTCGTTCTGGTTTAGTAGATACTTTGGAAGCTATAAAAAATACTGCTGAAGGAGAATCTCGTAATCTTAATGAGGCTGAAACTATTGAAGTAGATAATACTCTAGCTTCTATAGATGAATTAGATGTACAAATTACAAGAGCAGAAAAAATGGAGGCAGAATTAAGAACTGCAGCTAGTGTATCTGGAGCTAAAATTTCTACAAAAACTGATAAGGATTTAGATAGATTTACTTTTCAAGGAGCTGTAAGAGCTGCTTATAGTGGAAAAGTAGATGGTATCTATAAAGAGATGCACGAGGAAGCAGTAAACGAATCTCGATATACTGGTAATGCAGTAAAAGGTTTCGGTATTCCTTCATCTGTATTAACAAGAGCGTGGAGTACATCTTCAGTAAATGCTGAAGAAGTAATGAGCTTTACAGATCAATTAGAGAAAAATTTAGTATTAGCTTCAGCTGGAGCGAATACATACTTTGGGATTAACGATATGAAATTCCCTGTATTCTCTGGTATTACTTCATCTTGGGTACAAGAGGATGGGACAGGCGCTCCATCATCTGCAGGAAATTTATCTGCTGTAACTTTAACTCCAAAGAAACTTATCTCTGTAGTTAATATGACTTCTGAGTCTATGATGCAGAATCCAGCTTTAGAAGGTGCTTTAACTAGACAAATGGCTACTCAAGTAGCTGCATCTTTAGAGTTTGCTTTACTAGATACTGGAGATGTTTCAAATGCTCCAGAGTCTATCTTTGCTGATGCAACTGCAGGACCTACTACAGTAACTGCTGCTGACTGGGTAGAAATGGAAACTGACTGTCTAGCTTTAGGTGTGAACAGAGAAGGAGCTAGAATGGCTTACTTATTAGATATGGATGCTTATAAGACTGTAAAAACTTTAGCTCAGGTAGCTTCAGTTAGTCCTTTATGGGATAATTCAGATGCTAGATTAAATGGTTACTATGCTTTCCATACTGCTAACGTAGCTGATGCAGGATCTGCTAATAAAGCTCACGCTTTATTCGGAGATTTCTCTAAAGTACATATAGCTCAGTTCGGTGGATTAGATATCTTATTTGATCCTTATACTAACGCTGCTTCTGGACTTCCTAGAATGGTCGTTACTTCTTTAGTTGATGGAGATGCAGTACAAAATGACTCTTTCATTAAATTGATCGAAGCATAATTAATACTATTAAGGTTGGAAATTGGAGCTATGCTCCTTTTTCCTCCCTTTTTTTAAACTTTAAGAAATAATAATAAAATTTAAAAAGTATAGCTATGAAATATTTAGAGGTAGTTACCCCTCACGAGGTTACAGTAGTATCAACTGCAGATTTAAAAACTCATCTGAGAATAACTTTTTCTGATGATGATACTTATATAGCAGCTTGCGAGGCAGCTGCAGTTAGAATGGTGGAGGAATATACGAATCTATATTTAGGTACTACTAATTTAGTACAGTATGGTAATAGTTTTTCTGATCTAAAAATTCTATATAAAAGTCCTGTCAGTAATACTGTATCGCATTTGCCTACTGTATCTTATTACTCTGGTGCTGCCTGGAATACTTTAGCTACAACTGAATATGAATTTGTCCCTTTAATTAAACCAGCTAGATTATATCCTTCCGATGATTCTAGTTTACCTTCTACAGATGATGTTTTTCAAGCCTGGAAGATTTCTTATTATGCAGGTTATGCTACTACAACTGATATCCCTGAGCCTTTAATTCAAGCAGTAAAAATTATAGTAGCTGATATGTATGAGAATAGGCAAAGCGTTATTGTAGGAAAAATTGTTTCTACTATTCCAAAGACTGCAGAATATTTAATGAATCCATATAAAATTCAGACTCTATGATAACTGTAGGAGAATTAGATACACCTATTATAATTCAGACTCCTAGTTATAATCTAAATAGTAAGTATGGAGGAATACAGGAGGAAACTTTTGCTGATGCAGATCCAGCTTCTGTATGGGCTTATATGATTTGGAAGGGAGGAAGTGAGAGAGAGGAAGGAGATCAACAAGTAGGAGAGCAAAAAGTAGATTTTTATATAAGATATGAAAGCTACAAAGAAGATATACGACCTAACTGGAGAATAAAATATACAAGTTCTGCAGGTAGTTATATATATTATTATATAGAAAAAATTGCTCATATTGATGGAAGGCATAAAATTACTAGATTAACTGCAGTACAAAAAGATAATAATTAATGGAGTTAAACTCAGGTAAAGTATTAGGAAATAAAGAACTCATAAGAGCTATGAGAAAAATCCCTTATGCTGTAAAAAGAGATAAATTCTTTATGGCTGTATTTAGACAAGCTGCAAAACCTATTATAGCTGCAGCTAGATCAAGAATAAAAAATGATGAAGGAGATTTAAGAAGGAGTATAAAAGCTTTTAGTACAAGAGCTTCTAGGAGGCTTCCTGCTTTATATGTAGGACCAAAAGCAACTGGAGGATCAGCTACAAAAAATGAGCAAAGAGGAGGAGGATATTATGGAGCTATGGTAGAATATGGAACTGCTACAGCAGATCCTCATCCATTTATGCGACCAGCGTGGGATCAAACTCAAGGGCAAGCAGGAGCTATCTTATTAGCAGGAGCTAAAGCAATAGTAGAAAAAGTTTTACAAAGAGAACTAAAAGGACAAAAAAGAATATATAAATAATGCGAACAGGAGCAATAGTTTTTGGAATGTTAAGAAGCTATACTAGCTTAATGGAAAGAATACCATCTTCTAAGATATTCGCTTTAAGGGCTTCTCAGCCTACTGCCAGTCCTTATATAGTTTATAGAGAAGTAAGTACAATTCCATTAAATACTAAAGGAGCTACAATAGGTTACTTTAGTGATCCTAGAATTTCACAAAGGAGTTTAGTAGATACTACTAGAATCCAGCTTTCTGTTTTTGGTAAAACCTATGTAGATGTAGAAGATATAGCTGTATTAATAAGAGAGGCTATGGATAGAGAATGGGGGACTGTTCCTGCTTATCCGAATGATGTTTATGTAGATTCTTGCGTATTTGAAAACTGTGTAGATGATTATGATGATTCAGCTGAAAATATAGGAGTTTATGTAAAGCATTTAGATTTCGTAATAAGAATAGTAAGACTAGATATTTCTAATACTTGGACTAATCAATATTCTTTAGCTTTTGATGGAGTAGATGATTATGTAACTTTTGGAAACGCTACAAACTGGAGTATAAATGGATCTGGAGGAAATAGAGGATTTAGTCTTTCAGTATGGGTAAATTTTGCAGAAAGTGGATCTAGTCAATATATACTCAATAAAGATGGACTCTATTACTCTGGAGCAAATCATTATGAATATTTTTTAATGAATAGATTTAACAATCAGATAAGGTTTTGTATGAAGTTCGGAGATACAAATACTAACTTTATAAACTTTGATTCTGTAGCTAGTGTAGATGATGATGTATGGAATCATATAGTAATAACTTATGATCTCTCAGGAGCAGCTACAGGACTAAATATGTATATAAATAACGTATTGAAAAATACTACAAATGGAGGAGCTAGCGTATCTTTAACTGGAAGCTGGGGAACTCCATCTACTACAGACAATAATTTATTTATGGCTAAAAGTGCAGGTACTGATTATACAGAAGGAAAAATGGATGAGTTCTCAATATGGGATGAAGTGCTATCTGCTGATGATGTTTCGAGATTGTATGGAAGTGGAGCTACAGGAGATCCTAATAAATATCCTGTATCTTCAGATTTTTTAGTAGGATTTTGGAGAAATGGAGATGGAGCTACTTATCCTACAATACCAGATAATTCTCCATTATATAGTAATGATGGGACAATGACTAATATGTCCTCTGATGATATTAATACAGCTGTACCAGGATAAGATATGAAAAAATATTGCATAATACCTACTACAGAAATTAATAAGATTAATTTCATAAATGTATTGGAGCGAAAAGAAACAGTAAGATATAAAATAGATGAAAGCGAGTTTATAGTAAAATATTCTGGAGAGAAGCCTAAAGATTTAGAGGGCTTTACTGATTACTCACACTCAGAGATCCTAGAATTAATTAATAACCCAGCAAATGGCTGGATAAATATAGAATAAAATGCCTAGAATAACAACAATTAAAGAATACACTAGAGGAGAAAAAACATTTCCTATAGGTACAAAAATCAATGTAACTTGGGAATTTGCTGCAGAACTAGCTGAAGCTGGAATATGCGAGCCTGTAAAAGTTGCTAAAAAAAGTAAAAAGAAAACTAAAAAAATAGAAGAAGATGGCACTAATAGCTAGTCAAGCAATAATTGAGGAGGGATTGACTGTTAGCTTAACTTCTCCTGGAGCAGTTACTAATACTTTTACTAATACAGGAAAAGAGTTTATACTTATAGAAAACTCTGGAGAAGCTTCTGTAACTTGTACTGTAACTACAGTAGTAACTTCTGTTGATAGTCCTCAATATGGAGATCTAACAAAAGCTAATGCAGTTGAAACTGTAGATGGAAACTCTACTTCATTAATGGGTACATACTCGGTGGCTTCTTTTAATAGTGAAGATTCTACAGTAAGTTTTACTCTTAGCTCAACAACAGATATTAAAATAGCAATATTATATATAGGATAAATGGCTATAAATGGAGTTATAAATGGGAGCGAATTTTTACTGCTAGTAAATGGGAAATATGCAATATTCGGAGATAATGCTAATTTCTCTGTAGAAAATGCTACTAAAGATATTACAGTCAGAGAAACTTATGGCTGGAATACTTCTTTGCTATCTAGTAGGAGCTGGGTTTTTGAGTTTACAGGAAAATTAGGATTTAAGTATTCTGATGGTACTTTAACCAGTCAGCATACTTCTTTATTAGCAATGAGTCCTGATGAGATTTTAGAAGATGGTATAATAAATCAGGAGAAATTTTGGTTAAATTTAAAATGCGTAACATCTGGGACTCCTTATTGGCAGGGACAAGGATATTTACAAAGTGCTGAAATTTCTGCTCCTAATGAAGATAGTTCTACTATTAGTTTAAGTTTTGCTGGAGTAGGAGAATTAGAGCAATTAACAATATAATATAAGATAAATACAACTGAAAAAAAATAAATAAAATAACTTAATTAATTAATTTAAAAAACAAAAAAAATGGCGACAAATGGCATACTAAATGGTACTAAGTTTGGAGTATATGCAGCTGGCACGAAAATTGGTTATGCTACATCCGCTTCAATATCAATGAATCACAATCTCAGAGATACTTCTACTAAAGACTCTGGAGGATGGAGAGAGCAAATGGAAGGACAAAGAGATTGGGAAGTTTCTGTAGAAGGAATGGTAATTTTTGTAGATAACTCAGGAGGTGCAATCTCTGATATAACTATGAATGAATTATATACTAACTACATAGCAACTAGAACAGCGTTTACTTTAATGTTTAGTACAGAAGTAACTGGAGATATCAAATGGAGTGGAGAAGCTTATATGACTTCTTTATCTGCAGATACTCCTAATGAAGATAGCTCTACTTGGAGTGCTTCTTTTTCAGGTACTGGAACTTTAACGCAAGCTACTGTATAATAAAATAGAGGGAATCCTTGCTGCCTTTTTATTTCTTAAAGGGGCGGCTCGGATGAACTCTTATTAATAACCTTTAAGAATAAAAAAAATGAAATACGAATTAATAGAATTAGGAGGAAAAAATTATCCTATATTTTTTGGATTTAATGGATTGAGAAAATATTGCGGATTAACAGGGACATCTCTAAATAAATTAATGAGCTTAGGGCAGGATATGAATTTAGACCAGGCTTTGAATTTAGTATTAATAGGGATAGAGGAAGGATGTAGAAAGTCAGGTCAAAAAATGGAAATAACCATAGATGATCTAGGAGATATGTTAGATACCGATATGAGTGGACTTACCAGAGCTTTAGAAATATTTGGTACGCAAATGGGACATAATATGGGAAACGCAAAGAAGCTCAACAAAAAAAAGGGAGTAGAAAAAAAGAAGTAGAGGAGGAAGTTACTTTTGATATTGTTGAGCAGATTGCTTTTGGAGAGTTGAATATGAGTGTAAGAGATTTAGATGATATGACTCCTAGAAACTTTATTAATGCGCAATTAGGAAGAAAAAAACTATATGAGCAAGATTATCAGGGAATGTGGGAGAGAGCTAGATGGATGGCTTGTGTTATAATAAATCCTCATTTAAAACGCTCTATAGATCCTAAAAAAATAACTGTTTTTCCTTGGGAGAAAATTAAAAGATCTCGGAAAGCAATTAAAAAAGATATAGAAAAAATAATAAAAGAGTCTGCTTTTGATGATAAAGTACAACAAAAACTAAAAGATAAAAAGAATGCCTAAAAAAGCCCTAGCCTCCTTAAATGTAGTTATTAATGCAGTAACTACTCCTCTATTTAGAGGATTAAATAAAGCATCTAAAAGATTAGTAACTTTTGGAGCTAAGATGCAAACAATAGGAAGATCTATTACTACTTCTTTTGCTTTACCTTTTGCAGCTGTTGGGGTAGCTGGAGCAAAAATGGCTATTGATTTCGAAAAGAGTATGACTAAGATTAATACCTTAGTAGGAATCTCCAGTAAAGAAGTCAAAAACCTCTCAGGGGATGTAATGAAGTTGGCAGGCACTACAGCTCAAGCTCCAGCCGAACTAGCTGAAGGTTTATTCTTTTTAACTTCTGCAGGATTAAGAGGAGCAGATGCTATGAAAGCTTTAGAGCAAGTATCTAAAGGAGTAGCAATAGGACTGGGAGAGCAAGCTGATTTGGCTAAAGTAGCAGCTGCAGCTCAAAATGCTTATGGAGCAGATACAGTTGATTCTACTCAGGCTTTAGATCAGTTTGCAATGGCAGTAAGAACTGGTATGTTTGAATCTTCAGAGCTAGCAGAATCTTTAGGAACTCAAGTAGGACTAGCTGCAGAACTGGGAATATCTTTTAAAGAATTACTCGCTAATATCTCTACCTATACAAAAACAACTGGAGATGCTAGATCTGCAACTACTGGATTTGGTGGAGTTATGATGGCAGTAACTAAGCCAACAGAAAAAGGTAGAAAAGCTTTAGATGAGATCAATATGTCTTACGAATCTTTAAGGCGTATGGTGCAAGATGAAGGACTAGCTGCTACCTTATTCCATTTAAAAGATGCTTTTGCTGCTAATGGAGTAGAAATGTCTGATCTATTTGGTAAATCTCAAGCTATTAAAAATATAATGGGTACTCTGGGAGAACAGGGAGATACTTATATTCAGATACTAGATAATATGGAGGAGTCTAGCGGTGCTTTAAATGAAGGATTTGAATCTTTAGAGCAAACTGCAGGGTTTAAGATGCAAAAAAGTTTCAATACTTTAAAGATGGCAGTTCAGGATCTAGGAACTACTATGATGCCAATATTTACTCAGATAGTAGAAGGAGCAGTAAAAATAGCTAAAGGATTTACTTCTTTAGATACAGGACAAAAGCAATTAGTATTGGCTGCAGGAACTCTAGTCGCTTTTAGTGGTCCTTTAATGACTATGGCTGGAGGGGTTACAAAAGCTTTAGGTATGATGACAGGACCTGTAGGAATGGTAGTAGTTGCTCTAGGAATTATGTTTGCTGTTATCTATGATAACTGGGAAAAAATAAAACCTGTATTTGTAGCATTTATTAATTACTGGATAGATTTATGGAATGAATCTGAAGCCTTTAGAAGGTTAGTTCTGTCAATCGGAGCAGCATTTAAAACTATCTGGGCTTTTATTAAATTTTTCTTCAAAGCACTCTATCAACAAATATTAAATCTTAGGGATTTTGGAGGAAAGGTATTTGATGGTTTAGGGAAGCTTATAGCTGGAGCATTTACTTTAGATTTTGATTTAGGGAAGGAAGGCTATGAACAAATGATGGAATTTGGAGAGGGTATGCGTAGAGGGATGGATGAGATTGAGGGAGATTTCTTAGATGAAATGGATGACATCAATAAAGCTTTTACTGAAGGTATGAGGATGAAAGATAAAGTAGAGCTAGTTACTGAAGAACAACTAGATCAAGCTATATCAGACATAGAAACTTATATGACCGATAAAATGAAAGCTGCTAAAGCAAAACTGCAAGCTCTTTTTGAAGGAGGAACAAGTGTAACTCCTGGGGGAACTTCTACAGAAGGGGGAGATCCAGAAGATCCAGAAGGGGGAGATCCTAATGAATTAGAAGGAACTTTAGATGATAAGCTATCTAAATGGCAAACTTACTGGAATTCAGTAAAATTAGGTATGAAAAATTTAGGAAAATATTTTAAAGAAAACTATCAAACAATGATGGATTCTGCTCAAGCTATTCTAGGAGGTATAGGTGCTTTATGGGCTGCAGAACACGAAAAACAAATGACCATCATAGAGAACGATCAAATCAGATCTCAAGAGGCTTTTGATGCAGATTATGAGAGAGAGCTACTAGCTATAGAAAATTCTAAAATGAGTCAGGAGGAAAAAGATAAAGCCTTAATCGATTTAAAAAAGGATTTTGATGACAAACAAGAGGATTTAGATAAAGGATTTGCAGATAGAAAAAAAGCTGCAGAAACAAAACAAGCTAAACGAAATAAGGCAATGAATATAGCTAATGCTATAATGGGAGGAGCAAATGCAGTTGTTCAAGCTTTAACAGTACCTCCTCCAGCTGGACCTATTTTGGCAGCCATAGTGGGAGGACTAGCTGCAGCTCAAGTAGCAGTAATAGCTTCTACTCCTATCCCTTTAGCTCAAGGGGGAATAGCCTTTGGTCCTACTAATGCTTTAGTCGGAGAATATCCTGGAGCTTCTACAGATCCAGAGGTTGTAGCTCCACTCTCGAAGCTTAAATCAATGCTAGGCAATCAAATGAATGTACAGTTACAAGTAGGAGGAGTATTAAAAGGAGAGGATATTTATTTATCTAATGACCTAGCTACTACACAAAGAGAAAGATATATCTAATGGCATACAATAGAACTTATTTTGGAAATTTTACTTCAGATCAAGATATAGAATATCGTATAGAGTTTCACGATCAAGTCGCTAGTTCTTCTTACTATGACCAGCCTTTGGTATTAGGTCCTGGAAGTGTTAGTATTAAATGGGGAAGTGATGGGAATAAGATGTTCGCTCCTTTAAAGCCATCTACTATGACCATAGAATTTATGGTTACTGATATTTTATCTGCAAATTATATAAAACAATTAAGGACTGCAAGAGAGGAGAGAGATGTATATGTTTACTTGTATAATCCTCCTCCCTTCAATACGAGTGTAACTGCTATGCCTCAATGGGGAGGATATTTATTAATGGATTTATCTGCAGATCCAGATGAGTCTGTACCTTATGTAGTAACTTTAAATGCTATTGATGGATTAGCTTCTTTAAAATATTATGATTTTATCCCTGACACTTCTACTCAATCATCTGACCATCTTTATATTGGATCTGATGTATTTTTTGGAAAAAGTAATTTTAGCAAAATTATAGCTTCCTGTATGTATTGGGCAGGAGTTTATACTATGTCTACTGGCTCGCAAGCTACTGCAAGAAGGAGGCACGCTGTAAGATGGTATAATGCCGAACACGCTAATACTACTGTAGATCCTTTAGAAATGACTAGGATGCAGGATAGGACCTGGTATGATGTGCAGCAGCCAGATGAAAATGGTACAGTAAAATATAAAGCTCCTAGTTGTTATAAAGTGCTGACCGATGTATGTAAGGCGTGGGGAATGAGAGCTTTTTATTGGCATAATACCTGGTATTTTGTACAAATAAATGAATTTAGAGAAAATCAAGTAGGGACATATATAGCTCCAGATGATATTACTTCTTTTGTTTATTATATGAACAACTCTCCTCAGAT